CAACCAGTTCATTGGGATTATTTCTGCATTGGGATCTTTCGTATCCGCGACGAGCGCTACTAGTCGGGTGTGTGCTGCTGTGAGCATGGCGTCTTTTGCAACCATGGGATACGGTGACCAGGGCTTGGTCGACCTCGTTACCTTGGCGATCACCGGTAGTATCTTCAAGAAGGAAGGCTATTGCGAGATTACCACGGAGAATCCTTTTATGGAAGACCTCACCCACCTTGCTTCCCGTGTGGTTGATGCGCCTATTCCGTGTAAAATTGCTGCTTTGGTTCATGCATTTCTTGGTTCCACCGTCTTTAAAGAAATACCCATGCGTGCCCAGCTGGTTATTGCTTTGATGCATTCTTCTATGAGATGTATAGGGAATGATGCTTCCTTGGTCGTTATGTTTTTCGATCTACTCTCCAACTGTGCTAAGGGTATCCAGAATTTCGTTAAGACTGGCAATGTTTTCGAGTTGATGGGATATGACGAGCGTCGTGAGCACATCATGGATGCCACGCGCCTGGTGAAACGGTTTCAGTCCTACCGGACTCATACCCCGGACACCATCCCCGTAACAACCACTCTTGATGCTGCGATTAGGCGTCTTGCAGTTATGTCGAACTTCGCAGGCAAGCATCCCAAGGATCGCGACTTCGAATCGATGTTGATCGGTCTTATGCGGGAGGTTCAAACCTATCAAGCCGCCTTGTCCAATCGTCGGGGTGAGCCCTATGCCGTGCTTTCGGTCGGTCCTCCCGGGTGTGGGAAGAGTTCTTTCCCCGAGTACTTTGGCCCTCCACTTGCGGCAGCATTGGGTATGCCCGCTGACATCCCCATTGGCTATCATCTTAAGGGCACCAAGTACCAATCTCCTCCTGGGATGGCGGTCTATATCACGGCGGATGATATCCTGCAGACCAGGGATGAGGTTACTCCTTTTGAGGCCAGTTCGATGCAGATGCTTACCAATTTGGTTGGGGTGACCACTTTTACTCCGGAATGTGCCGAAGCGCACCACAAGGATCATGCACTTGCCCCGTGTTTCGTGTATGCCTCCACGAACATTCGTGAGTACTCGTTCGTCACGGCGACTGATGGTCCGTCGTGTGAGAGGTTGATTCGAAGGTATGATGTCCTGGAGTTCGCATACACCGACAAAGCTCGGAAGATGTCTGTGGATACTGGTGTTGAATTGTCTCAGTTGCTCAGGAGATTCCCGGACGAGGAGGGCCTGGTTGAGTACTTTCTTGGGAGGATGTGGCGGAAGGACACCAGTCGTAACGATTGTAAGATCTTGTGCTTCACCCCGAAAAGGGAGGAGTGCATGGTGTTCACTCACCAGGGAGCCCTTGTTAGGGAGATCATCGCCCGGATCATGCGTGCCAAGGAAGTTGAGGTTGAGTTCCAGAAGAGGAAAGCCCGGATCTGCCCAGCTGGTTATCAACTCACAGCTGCAGCCCATCCGAAGGACTGTGATTGTGGGGAAGATGTGTCTGTCCATCGTTCTATGGGTAGATCCTCCGATCACATTGATGTTCTCGTAGGATCGCGCCCTAGGTTGAAGATGGAGGGTCCCAAACTTCCTACCTGGGATGGATTCCGCGAGTGGGTGAGACCCAAGGAGTGGCCGGTCAGTTGGGCGGTGAAAGAGTGTTCTGCTGTCGTTCATGAGGTGAAAGTTATAACGGGGGACTTCGTTGAATTGCTCCTTCAGCCAGCTCAACCGGTTGAGGAGAACGCTCAGGCCCGTTTCCGCTTTAGTAGCCGCGTGAGTGATTTCTTCTGGTCAGGCGTTCGAACAGCCGAATTACAGTTGAGTCGGGCTGTGATTCGTGGGGAGGATTTCCTCAAGGGCTTCACATCTGATGTTCTTGAGCAGATGCGCTTCGGCGTTGCGGCCCTAATTACCGTTTGTGGTTTGCTTACTGGCGCCTACTATCTGGCTTCTAGGAAACTTGATGGTTCCAAGGTTCACGAGGGCCGAGTTGTCCAGAGCCTTGGGGACAAGAATGAGCCCTCCGTTCCAGTGCCCGTTTATCACGATCAGAAGTCTGCGAAGTATCTCGGTGCTAAGGCACTTCCCCCGTCGATTAGGATCGAGAGGACTCTTGCTAAGGGGGGTGGCTATCGGATGTGGGCATTGCCTATCAACGTGCGCACCATCGCCCTTCCTTTCCATTTCCTCTTTACCTCGGCTGGTGTGTCCAAGCAACCGGATATGGAAGATGGGGAGATTATTCG